GCCCAGCTCCAAGGAGCCAAGTTCCAGAGAGTTTCTGGAGTTAGTTCACTGCCCAGAAGTTTCTGGGCTTCCGGTCCCATACTCAACAACTTGTTACGGGATGAATACCCCGTTGGCAAGTGGTAGGTAAAGGCACCGGAGAACCAACGTTCTACCAGAGTCTTTCGACTCCGGTAGACCTTGGATCCAGAGGCCAAGTTATTCATCCGGCTGTTACTAGGTGCTAGATATGGCACCGTAGTTCCAACCAGAGTGGACGACTCGGTCTTTATTGGCTTGAAGGACCACTTCCGTCGAACAACCTGCCCTGCATCGCGTTCGTACTGTTTTACCAGTTCGTTATAGCGATCGACGACATCGGCAAAGCCGAGTACGTCACTTAGGAGAGGTTTCCAACCAAACTGAAGTTGCAGCCAATTGTCAGCACCTTGTTTAAGGATGCTTTCAAGACTGTCCCTCCAGAAATCTGAACGACCTAGCATCCGGGGAAGACCCCCGGGTCCTAGCATTTCGCCCAGTGTGGTTGATAAATCGACGAGAGCATTGGTAGGTTTCGCGCTAGCGATAGCCTTCGCCCCCCATGCGTCCAGCGTGGCATTACTGCCACTACCGGCCGCCGGAGGGAAGGGCATATCAACAGCGTTAGTGAACGCCGTAGCCAAACACGCACCGTTGTAACGGTACGAATAAGTCCACGGCGGATCCCTTATGGAACCCTTGTAATACTGCTTCCCTTTCGGGAAGCGTACCCAAGTACGTTCCGTAGAGAAATCACCACCAACGTCCCCACTGGCACGACCCTCACGGGTGTTCCAGGAAGGATGGTTCTCGGACGCAGTCACCTGCAGTCCGTTAGGGAAACTGGTTTGACCCGTGGTATCACTTACCACAATGGTCGCACCGCCATCGGACCTCCAAGACTCGTAATAAGTCCCTCCCACCTTATCGGTGAGAATAGGACGTTTCCTTGTCGTGGAAGCCACGATGTATTCCCCCTTCCGAGCCGGAGCTCAACTGGTCCATCCAGGTTAATCCTGGAAATCCTATCCCTACTCAGGGATAAG